CTAAATTTCTTTTCTTTTCCCCAATCCTTTTCTCTATTCCCAGCCATACTAAAAGATGAGCAAGGCGGTGAACCATCTAAAATATCAAGGTTGTAAAGTTCTTTTGGTAAGTCCTTTCTTAATTTAAAGGTCTGTATAGGCTCAAGGTAAGCGTATTTTGGGTTATGGTTAGTCTTGTATGCCTCAATCATTTTTGGGTCAATTTCATTGCATCCTAGCACATCAAACCCAGCTAACTTGTAACCCATAGTAGAACCACCACCACAAGCAAAACAAGTAAATACAGTTCCTTTATCTTTTGTAAACTTTGCCCCACTTGTTTTAATACCGTCGACATCCGTGTGAGTTATTATAAACTCACCATATTCCACATTAGGCTTTTTTTCTTTAAGATTTATCCATTTCATAATTTTGTATATTTTCTTAACATAACTAATTTTAAAAGGCATTGAAAACGCCCTTTTACTATTGCGTTACCCACCATTAGGTACGTAGTTATTTTTAATGTAAAAATATGTGTAATCAAGTGCATCAAATTCGTGTAATCCACTTTTTATTCTATCGTTAACTTGTTGGTTTAATATTGCAAGTTGTTCATTGTTTAAAACAACATCTACAACACTTGCTCTATCTTGTATTCTTTCTCTATAATCTGTCATAATCTTAAATTTAACGGTAGGCAACAAAACCTAAAAACAAGTTCGTCCCTAACCAATTTTTAACCAAACCGTTACCCCAACTTTTCCAACTCCAAGTCAAATCTATTAATTATTTTATCCGCTTCAACCTCGGTAAATTCTCCTGCGATTGTCAAATTAGAAGTAAAACTAATATTTTCATTTTTTGCAAACCATACAAATAGGTTTTTGTGTTTTAAGTAATATTTTCCTGAATTTTTCATTTTATTTGGTTTTATTGGTTTATTCAAAGATAAGCCTTTATATGGTTCTACCAAAAAAATAGTAATAAATATTTAGTAACGCCCTCCTCTAACCTCTTTATTATGCAGTTTATATTGAATATAAGCCCACCCGCTAGAGTATCCCATTTGTTTAGCGTGGGCGTGTAGCTCTTTTTTAGTTTTCCCTTTAGCGCTAAACTTAACCCCGCCCCCTCTGTTTTTAACCTCAGCAAATTCCGCTTTTAGTAACTTCTTAGCGGCTATTTTAAAAGGCTCCCCGCACTCTTTACACACTCGGGCGCTTACTGGATTCATTCCTTCGCAGGCCTCGCACAATTTAACCGGAGCTACTCCACTGCTAGAGCGCCGTTTTTTAACTAGGTTCCAGGTTCGGGCGTCCTCCCATAAACCATGCTCATAGCAATTAGCCCCCATGTCTATAACGATAAAGTTTAATTTACCCTTAAAAATCCGGGACCCTCTCCCGCACATTTGCAGCCACAAAGGGAGTGATTTTGTAGCCCTGTTTACTATTATAACCTCAATACTAGGCTCATCATAACCTGTGGTAAGCACTGAGCAATTAGATAGTATTTGAAAGTCGCCCCGCTTAAAAGCTGCTAGTATTTCCCGTCTTTCCGCCGTCGGTGTTTTCCCGTCTAGGTGTCTAGCTGAATACCCCGCAGCCGTTAGCGCCTCCATTGTCTTAATTGAGTGAGCTACATTAACATTAAAAATAAGGGTCTTTTTACCTTTAGCGAAGCGCTCCCAGTGACTAACTAGCCCCTCGTATAGTCTTTGTTTATCAAATTCCTTGTAAAGCGCTGCATTATTGTAGTCTCCCCCTGTCATTTTCACCTCGCTAAGGTCTATTTTAGCCGCGAAAGTTCTACAAGGTACTAAATACTCTTGATAGAGTAAAGCGTTTATAGTGGTGGGCTCTACTATATTTTGATAAAATAAATGTAGTGAGTTTTGGGCTCCGGTCCTAACCGGGGTAGCTGTAGCTCCTATAATTAAGGGCTGCTTTCCGCCTTGTTCCCTATAGCGCTCTATTAGTGAGTCGAACGTTTGCTTATGAGCCTCGTCTATTATAATTAAATCAACGTCCGGGAGGTCCCGCCGCCTCAAAGTGTCCATACTAGCAATATAGCAGTTATTTAAGGCTTGTTTATACCCTGGGGCTATAATTGTAGGGTCTAAGCCTAAGCGCTTGAGGTTGTCGAGCGCTTGGCCTATTAACTCCTTTCGGTCGCAAACTATCATGACCTTTCGAGCCTTTGCAATTGTCTTTTTTGCTAGGGTGGTAAAAATTACGGTCTTACCTCCTCCGGTGGGAACTACTAATAATTGAGAGTTAAAACCCCTCAGAAACCCCGCCCTTAAACTTTGCTCAGCTTGGATTTGGTAGGGTCTTAATTCCAAACCGCTAAACTAATTATAGTTATTGTAACCGCTAAAATAAATAAGGCTAGCCCTACCTCTAGCCATGTTATGTAATAGGTTTTTCTTTTATCTTGTTTTTTCATAACTCTTTTTAATTTTAATTATTGTTTTCTCGTTATTATACTCTAAAATAGGCTCGTCCGGGTAGCTGTTATAGTTACTCATGTAATGCCTAACCATAACCTCTAAGTTATCCGGGTCCTTATGCCTCTTAACTGAAATTGTCCCGCCTACATGGTTACGGACATAAGTAACCATCGCGTTAAATTTCTCTCTATCTATTCCGAAAGCCATTAAAATAATTGTGTTTGGTTCGGGTTTTCTTGTCTGATTATTCCTATTGATGTATCTAGGATTGTTTTACCTGCTTCGTAGTCTACCAGGTTACGGGCGATTTTATCTATTCTTTGACTTCCTTTATAACTTTTAAAGTCGTATTTATGAAATTCACAAAGGCTTTCCACTTCGTTTTTACCTTGTCCTACTTTTATTTTTCTTTCGCTTAATACATTAGGTAAATTAAAATTAGTCCAATACAAATGGCGACCTCTTTTTTTTGCTAGTATTAGTGGTTCGTAGTATGGTATCACGTTTTCAACTACATATTTTCCTTTAAAATAATGCTGCAATAAAAGTATTTCCTCATAAAGCAACATAGAAGGGTAAACCGCTTTTGTGGTTGTTTCATAATTTGAACTGCTCCAATATCTAGCTCTTGAATGACTAGGGCAAGGCGGGCTGCTCCAAATAAAATCAAACTCTTTATAGTGGTCTAATAAGTATTGATGCGCATCTGCAACTATTACAGTGTCGTTTGGAAAGCGTTCCCGGTACATTCTAGCTAATTCAGGGTCGAGTTCAACCGCTGTTATTTCGTGTTCATCGCCCCATTTGTAGCGGTTACCACCTAGACAGGCGTATAGGTTAAGGATTTTCATTATTTCGCTTTTAACTCAGTTAGTAACTCGTTATAATACTTTTGCGCTACCTTATGCCTCCTCCTTACCTCGGACCTATAACCAGTTTCTAATACTATTACAGACGAGGTAGTAATATATTTTTCTCTTCCTACTCCCTTTTTTTGCCTGTGGATAGTATAATTATCGAAAGCGCTTAAAAGTCGCTCGGGTGTATCTGTAAAACAGTAATCAATATAAGCTTTTTTATACCCCCATAGAATCATGTAACCTTTTTGTTGATCTAAATAACCCGCCTCTTTGGCTTTCTTATCTACGTCCTCGGTTAGAATTGGGAAAGTTTCTAAGCTCCACGAGTTTTTTATATCCCTTATGCTTTCCCCTGTATCAATATCACACTCTCCCGAAATTATCCCGTTAGTTTTTCGCTCCTCGTTTTTAACAAAGGACGTTCCTAAACTGTAGTTAAGCTGCTTAATAGCTTTGTCCTCGTTTTGGTTTCCTTTATCCATATACTTAGTGCTAATCCTAGACTTATAGCCGTAAAACTCTTCCTTTGCTAGTTCTTTTAACCATGTTTTGCAGGTTTGGGAAAGGACTACAACCCCATCAATTTCTTTTTTTCTGCCCTTACTCATTAGCTTATGAAGAGAGGAACATCTTACTATTAATTTTTTCATACTTTTAAGATATTAAAGGGAGCGCCGGAGCGCCCCCGGTTAATTAAAATGGTAAATCGTCCGCCTCGTCTACTACTTCCGTAGCTTCTACCGCCGCTGTTTC